CACGTCGAATGATTCCACCTCCCACGGGTCCATGTACTGCGTGGGTCGTGCGGAGGTGACATCATGCACGTTCATAATGATGGGCCGGTCGTCCACTTCGCGGAGTTTCACGACAGGCCAGTTGGGTTCGTTGTGGACATGGATGATGTCGCCAGGAAGTGATGCGACCTTTGCGCAGAGTTGCGCCTGCGTTGCAGAGCGGAGCGCATGGACAGACTCGTACACGTCATCGAACTGCGGCGGGAGCTTGCGGCACACAGCGATGTGTGACACGTCCTCGCAGGCTTCAGTTATCTTGCCAGCACGAGCGCATAGGAACTCGCCTGACACCATGAGTACTGACATGAATCCCCCTTGAGTTGGGAGCCGCCCACGAGGGGGGGCGTGGACGACTCCCAAGATGGAAAGACTTACGGGGTCGGCGTGCTCGCGTACATCTTGAGGCGGACACCGTAGGAGCCGATGAGCACCTTCGCGGTTCCACGCATGGTGGAAACGGCCTCGTCGCCACGAGCGGACGCATCGCGCTGGGTTTCCAGGCGATAGTCGCGCGGCTTCCAGATGCCGAGGGCATCCTTCACGAACATGTAGCCGGGAGCCGTGATGGACGCAGAGATGTAGTTGGAGCGGTACACGTCAACATCATTGAACAGCGTGTTGATGTGGTAACGCTTCACGATCTCGTCGCCGACAGGACCCATCGCGGCGGCGTAGGTCTGCGAGAACGTGGACTTCGCGGTGTAGAACCACGAGTACTCGTTCACGACAGCGTTCTTGCGTCCGGGGACGGTGAGAATCTTGCCGTCGATCTTGGACTTGGCAGCCGCGTAGTGGGTGTAGGTGAACCCGTTGGTGGAGTTGGTGCCGGTCACGGTACCCGTGACGAACCCTGCGGAGAGGGCCGCGAGGCAGTGACGCTCGTACTTGGCGATGACACCGATTGCCTGCTGGCGCGCGATCTCACCAGCAAAGTCCATCGTGCCGCCCTCGACTGTGGTATCGGTCAGGAACGAAATCAGACCGAACTCGGAGGCGGTCAGGATGACGCTGGCGTTCGTGAGCTGCGTGTAGTTCACGAAGTCGTTGGCCTCGGTGAGAGTCGAGGCTGCATTGGAGAACGTGGTCGGGTCGAAGTACGGGTAGTGAACGGTGGAACCCTTCTGGCCCTTGCCGATTTCCCTGCCCAGCTTCGGAACAAGCAGGCCCTCGTGAATCATCAGGTAGGCTTGCTCGTTGATCTGCTTGACGATTTCACTTGTAAAACCGCCAGCGGTTGTCTTAGTAGCCATGTCAACTCCTTGTTTTGGCTACGCGAGACAGTTACAACGACAGATGTGGGTGTTTCTCCCGTAGAAGCCTGACTCTGGTTTCCGAATCCAAGTCGTCATCGTCAAGACTGACTTCGGGGGAAGTCTCGGAACGCTTCGGCTCGATCGTCTCGATGTGTACTCCATCGGCGGCGAGTTCTTCGAGGATCGCCTTGCGTTCCTCGGCGCGGATGCGCTCACGCTCTGCTTCAGGATTGAGACTCTTGGCCTTTGCGACGGACTCTGCCTTGTCGAACACCTCGCGGATAGCCGCGATGGAGTCGTCCTTCGGCACGAATCCGTACTCTGCGATGACTTCCCTTATCGCGTCCGGGTCCTCACGCTTCGCCAGCTCGGTATCAAGCAGGTCGGCGTAGAGGTTGTCCACCGCTTTGATTTTCGAGCCGTACTTCGCGTCGAAGTATTTGTCGAGTACCTTCGCGGTTTCCTCGGGCAGTTCGGGAAGCTCCTCGTCGGCGGGCGCAGGGGCTTCTTCGAGTTCACGCTTGCGGCGTGCAACCTCATCGAAGCCTTTTTGCAGTTCGCGCTCGCGCTTAGCGATTGCTTCCTCGCGTGCCTTGATTTCCTCGGAGGGATCAGGTTCGGGGGTCGGTTCTGGTTCTGTCGGTTCGACTGTCTCTAGGGTGGTTTCTTCTTCGGTCATCGTGCGCTCCTTTGCTCGTGCCCCACACAGCGACCGGGGGATTCCTGCCAGGTTCGGACGGCTTTACTCAAGCCCCGTGGACGAGGGGATTCCTTTGGGTCTGTATGAGAGTGGGCGTGGGGGGGGTTAGGTCAGATGCAGAAAGAGTCCTGTGCGAAGTCCTTTTCCTTGTCGGAGATGTGGACAGCGGGGAACCCTGCCATACACCTGTAACACCAGTTGTTGTGCCGCACACCATCTCGGCGGCGGTTCTTGCAGGGCGGTATGCCCATCGGAAGGAACAGGTCGGTGATAACTCGCGTCATGTCCGAGCCGTCTTTGTACTCCGTGCAGAACTCGATGTGGAGGTCTAGGTCGGCCTCCATGTTCTCCTCGGCGTAGCGGATGCCCGCAGGAGTGGCAGGGAGTACGAAGGGCGGCGGTATGGACGTGTACGGCATGACTCCCCCTTGCTAGATGCCTAGTTGGTCGAGTATCGCGTCGGGCTCAAGCCCCGTTTCGGAAGCAATCTGCTCCACCATCTGCATGAGCATTTCAGGTGACATGCCCTCGGGGAGCGGCCCCATCGCGCCCATCATCGACGGGTCGGGCTCGGCAGGAGCTTCCATCGGAGGCATCTCGCCTTCAGGAGGAGGCATCGCGCCAGGGGGCATCGCGCCTTGCGGCGGGGCTTGCGAGGCTTCGCGCTCGTGGTCCGCCATGATCTCGGCGGCGTGCGGGATGTCGAGCAGTTTGTACTTCAAGACATCGGGAGGTGCGATGACACCCATCTGCAAGAGCATCCCGATGAGGTTGTTCTTCTCCTGCTGCGATGCCGGGAGTGTGGAGGTGTCGGCTATCACGATGTCGAACTCGATGTTGTCCTTCGTGAGCTTGCCGTCCTCGCCCATCCTTTTCAGGCGCGAGCCGGAGAACTCCTCGTAGCGGTCTGCCGTGGACATACCATCAGGCGATTCCGCGTCGGGGATGAGGTCTTTGCCCGCGATACGCACCATCATCTTGGAGTTGTCCCACTGCACCCAGCCCGACAAGACCTGCCGCAAGACCCTCCGCAGAGCCCAGGTGAGCCACCTGGAAGCCATACGGACTCGCGTGCGGTCGGACTCCGCCATGACAGCTACTTCGTTCGCGGTCTTGTTGCCGGGGGTGAACACTCCCCGCGAGATGTCGTGGATGCCGATAACATCGTCAGCGTCCTTGTCGAGCATCCCGATGTAGTCGAACACATGCCTGGAAGGTGCCGGAGCGCGTTCGACCCTGAACTGCGACACGTCTTTGCAAGGGAGCACCTGGATAGGTGCGTTCGTGACCTTGTTCGGGTCGATGCCGCTCCCCTTGCCCACAAGGATGAAGCCGCCGCCCGATTTCATGGTCTGATCGAAGATGAACTGACTCATGCGGTTGCGCATGACTTGTATGTTCATCACGTTCTGCACGTCGCCGAAACCGTAAAAGCGACCTGGGACGGGGTAGGCATGGACAGGAGTGAACGGAATCTCGCCGTGATCGTAGGGGTTCTTCTCGTCCTTGAGGCATTGACCGCCCGCGTAGACCAGACGGCGACCGCCCTTGTATTTCAGCTTCTTGCCTTTGGCGGTCGAGTCGCCTAAGTCCTTCTCCCAATCCTCAAGCGTGTTGTCCTTGTACCACAGTTCATAGACAGCACACGTCTTGGCGGGTGAAGATGAGTTGTCTGCATAGCGGTCGTAGGTGTTCGATCGGTCGGAACCCATAACGGCGGTCCAGCCGGTGTCGAAGTCCTTGTAGTCGCCGTCAGGGTAGAGAGCCATCAGAGCGGCTTTGGACATGCGAGACTCGAAGATCAGCCAGTTGGGATCGAACTCCTCCACCGTGCAGTCGGGGTCTACCCACACGCTGTCAGCAGGGACGGTCTGTACGCGCATACGCTTTTTCGACTCGTCGTAGTAAGTACGAAGCCAGCCGATACCAAAGATGCGGGATGACTTGACCGCAAGGGCTATCTTGCCCTGCGCCTGCTCGATGTCCCACCAGTGCTCGACTGCCGCTTTCACGACTTCGGCGAGATTGGAGTCCGCAGACTCCCTCGGCACTATTGAGACAGCGGGGTTGTTGTCGGTGAGCATGGTCGTCATCGACTCGACGGCCATAGCGACGATGTTCTTATAGGGGCGGGAAGCCCACGATGCCATGTTCGACATCAGGTCGTACATGAAGCCCCGGTACATGCGGTCGTAGTAGTACCAGGGATTCGACAGTTCTGCCCCCGTGAAGGGGTTGGTGGTCTTTGTGTCCTTCTCGCGGAACCGCTTGGATTCCTTGTAGCACGACGAGAGCAAAGGAATGCGGCTATCTTCTTTCATCTTCACTCCCAGGGCATGAGGATTCGGGGCTCGTACTTCGAGAACGCGGTTTCATCCACCGCACCCTCGACTGCGAGGGCGAGTGCCATAACGAGGTCGTCGTTCATCCCCTTCGGCGCACCTGTCTGTACGCCGTCCTCTTTGAGTTCGTAGTGGCCTAGCTGCTCGACGGTGCGGGAATCGTTTAAGACCAGACGATTCGTGTTGAGCCATTCGGACAACTGCGAGATGAGCGTCGGTTTGGTGGAGCGGTCAGTCCAGAATCCGAGGTTGTTGGAGGTCTGCGGCGAGAAATGCTCGACCTTGGAGCGACGCATGTAGATGTTCGAGTACTCCTTCATGCACGAGATGTAGAACTGGCCCGTGTAGTTGGCCTCGGGCACCAGATATGCGTCGTTATAAAGCGTTGCGGAGGTCAGAGTCTCGGCTGCGAGTTCGGTAGGCTCCGCTTTGGCCTCGAAGGTGGCGGCCTGTACGCACTTGTCGCCGTCGATGCGCAGTATTTGGAGTGCCGCGTAGTCGCCAGCTGACGATCCAGACGACGAGTCGCCGCCGATGCAGTAGGAAGCACCTGGAATCGGCTCCTCGAACACCCTCCAACGGCCTCGGTGATGGGTGATGAAGCCGCTTGACTCCAATCGGCCTATGCCGATGGTCAACTCACCGTCGTTGCGGCGTTTACGGATGTCCTCGGCGAGCGTGTTGACGACATCGAGGCGGAATCGGGAGTTGCCGGTGACGTAGAAGGCTTCGTTCTCGTTCGATGGGAACTGCGCGAGGAAGGAATATACGTCTTTGTCGGGGTTGTCGCGCAGATACCGCTGTTTGGTGCGCTCATACCAGGCTTCATCACGGCTGGGAACGTCACTCCACGACATGAAGTAGTGTCGAAAGCCGTAT